TCATTCAAGCAGACCGTGTGACCGCAAGGACACAATCAGCGACGCAATGGCGGTGCGTGCTTCCTGGTCGATTAGCGTACCTCCGGACGGACTCGACACTGCCGGCTGCCGTGACCCGATGACCTGAACTCCGCCGACGTGAACAGCCGAAGCGAGAACTTCCCCGCTCGTCCAATAACTTCCGGTCCAGCGGCGATAAACGGCGGCGGCTTTGTCCCACACGCACATGCCCGGCTGGGGCTTCACGTACCGCCAGCCGCCGCTGGTCCAGACCGCCAGGGAATCGTCCTTGCCGGTCCAGGCGCCAATCGCGTCCGACGCAACCAGCCAGCATTGCCCGGGAGTGGGCGCCGTCGGGGCAACCGCGAGTGGCCCGGCCTCGACGGCTGGATGAAGCGCCGCATCGATGCTTGCCAGCGCCTCGTTGTGGAACAGCTCCTTGCCGGCCTGGCCGGATACAATGAACGGGAGCCCGTATCTTGCGCTTGCTTCGTCCACCGAACCATCTCCCCTAAAGAGCGACCTGACTCGTCGCGTTCCGCGATCGCGCATGCGTCCCGATCTGCGCCACCTCCACCGTGATCGTGCCCGATGCGCCATCGCTCGCTTGCTTGGCCGCAGGATAGAGGTAGCTCGGCTGGTCGACGGTCGCCTGACGTTTGAAGCCGGTTCCCGAAATCGTGACTTCGTAGCGCTCGGTTTCTTCGCCCAGCGGAGCGTCGCTCCCGTCGGCCCAGGCCCAGCCGCTGCGGCTCCGCCGCACCCAGCTGATCGCCATGTCACCGCTTGGGTTCCGGCTGGCCCGCAAATGCGCAGGAGTGGGCGGGCGAAGCGCTTCGCCTGAAATCGGGCGTGCAACCTTCACCCCGTCCGGCCCGTCCTCGAGCCCCGCGGCAACCACTTGCACCTCTCCACCGACCGAGCCTGCAGGCGCATCCAGGGCGAACAGGTTCGCCCGGTCGAGCAGCACGAAATCCTCCCCGGCTTGATGAGTGCCGATGGCCCATTCCGTCCCGAAACGTCCGCGCAAGAGCTTGGACAGCCTGAACCGCCCAGCGCCAAGCGCCTCCGCCGTTCCGAACTGGACAAGCTCCTCTCCGACCAATGCGAGACTCGCGCCGGCCGCGAGCGCGGTGTCGGTCCGCGCCTCGAGCGACATGCCGTCGCTCAGCAGCGCGACCGTCAAGGAACTCTCCCGGTCCAGCAATGCCGCCCCGCTGGCCGGAAGGACAGTTTCAACCGTTCCCATCACTGCCGATCCAGCCGTCTGCCCAAGCTCCTGCCAGCTTGCGCCGCGATCGAAGCTCACCATGAGCGCCGCCCGGCGCCAGCCCGCCTCTACCCCCGAAGCAGCGATCAACAGCTGCGGTCGCACCGCCAGTTGCTCGCCCATCGCGGGAAGTTCGACCACGCGAAGCGTCGTCTGCCCGTGGCGCAGGTCCGCCTCGCCCGTCGCCCGGCCTGCGCTCGCGTCCGCTTGCGCCGGCGCTCCGCCGGGCGTTCGGACCAACTGCAGCCGAACGACCATCTTCTCGAGCAGCCAGCGATCGATCCGCCACAGCCCGGCCTGACCGCCGATCCGCACCAGCGTGCCGGGGCGCAGCCCGGCTCGCCGCCAGGACCGGAAGAGCGTGACGCTCGCCCGGCCCACCCACAATGCCGCCAGCCGCCCTTCAGCCAGGCCTTTGGCGGCGCCGGCGCTGAGCACGACCGGCAGGGCGCGCTCTTCCGCGATCAACGCTGCCCCGCTGCGGAACGCGCGTTGCAGCCCGGTCTGATGATCGCGGGCCGGATCGTGATAAGCCAGGCTCACGCTATTTGCGATCGTGGCGGCCGCGCGGCGAACATGCTCGTCAGGCCCGCCCGCTCCTGACGCCCTGGTCGCGCCTCGCCCGGCTTCGATCATCACGGGAGACCCGGCGGGTGCCGTCAACAGCAGCCGGTCGCCATGCTCGATCAACGAGAGCGGTACGAAACCCGCAAGCTCCTCTATCGCCCCGCGTACGCTATCGCCGCCCGCCGCATAGCCGAGCAGCTCGGGGGTGTTCCCCCCTAGCACCTTCCCGCCGCTCAGAACCTCCGCCACCCTCGCGATGGAGACCGACCCCTCGTCCGCCTCGACCTCGAAGCTCAACGACGGGATCCGGTTGCCATAGTCGGCGAGTTGCAGATCCTCGAACACCGCGTAAGCAAGACCACGATAGGCAGGTGTTTCCGCCTCCGCGGATGCGATCAGCGGATCGACCGCCTGATTGTCGCCGCCAAGGTGCAATCTGAACCTTGTGACCGCCTTGAAATCGCCCGCCGCTCCCCGCAGCAGCTTGCCGTCCGCCCAGATGCGCCGGACGCGACGGATCGGGCGGCCGGAGAGAGCGACCGCGAAAGACGCGGAGTAGCTGTAGTTGACCGTCTTGGGCCGGCCCTTGCCGCCTCCGGACGTCGATCGCCGCTCCTGAAGATCGGTCGACCAGATCACCGTGCCGGCGACGCGCATGGTGCCGAACAGCTTCGGGATCGCCGCACCATAAGAGGAGCCCTGCACGGCAAGGCTTCCCAGCCGCGGACCCTGGCGGGCCTTGGGCGCAAACAGCTTGCTGTCGACAGAAGAGCCGATCGCCGCGCCCACCGCGGCACCGATCGGACCTCCCAGCGCGCTCCCGACAGCCGTGAGAACGATGGTCGCCATCAGCAGAGCCCCTCGAAATCACCAGGAACCCGCCAGCTCCCCAGCACCGGCCATTCGGGCGCGCCGGGGCGTTCAACAACGCGCCTCAGCCCCGCGTCGGCATGCACAAGCCCAGCCTCGGTCACGATTCCGAGATGAAGCTGCTCCGGTCCGGCGCGCATCACCAGCACGTCGCCCGCGCGACAGCCGTCCACCCGAACCAGCCCGGCCGCCTCCAGCTCCTGGCTCAGCCGGCCGAGGTTGCCGCCCCGCAATGCGTAGTCGCTTCTGGCCCGCTCCACTCCGAGTGCGCCCGCGACCAGTCCGACGCAGTCCAGCCCCGTGGCCGGCGATCGGCCCTGCGCGCGAAAGCGCACGCCGACCAGGCTCCGCGCCCGCGCGGCGATCTCATCTCCGGTCATCTTGGGCCTCAGCCGGCTGCGTATCGCGTCAGCAAGTCGATCCCGGGCAGGTGCGGCTCGCCCCGGAAGTTGAGCGCGTTCGCAAAGCGCCCCGTGCACGTGGCGAAGGCTCTGTCACAGCCCTCCGCCATCTCCACCAGATCACCAATGCGCGCCTGCTGGGGCGGCGGTTCACGCAGCGTCAGCCGTGCTCCGGCCGAGGTCAGCACCGGGCTCTCCAGTCCGCTATTGTTGCCTGTAATCCAGCGCAGCCGCCCATAAGCATAGGCGCGGTCTGCACCCGCCTCGCTAAGCTCGAACGTCTCTTCGCCCACGATGGCAGCGATGCGCGCGATCCGAACTCTTCCGGCCATGTCGACACGGCACCGCGCGTCGCCCAGTTCGGCGCGGCATTCGGGCGAGGTTTGCTCCACCACCGGCCGGTCCAGCGCCGCGGTCATTCCCTTCAGCTCCGCCGTGAAACCCTGCCCTGTCAGGCTGATGTCGCCAAGCTCGCCACGGGCAAGCGGCAATTCCTCCGCGCCAGGCTCCTCCCAGTCCACCATGAACAGGAACACGGCCGCCCCATCCCATCGCCCGGCGGCGAGGTCGGCTTCGGTGATCGCGTCACTGGTGAGCGCACCGGATACGTCCAGCGCGCTCGCCTCGAACCCGTCCGACAGCGACACCGCAGATGGCAGCATGCCCGGGCTCGCCCGGTAGACCAGCCCATCGATCAGCAGGTCGCGATCGTGGCTGGTGCAGCCAAGGGCCACCCCGTCGCGCCGCTCCACCCGCCAGCAAAAGGCGATGCTGGTCAGCTCCGGCTCGATGAATGCGACCACCTCAGGCTTCCCTGATCTCGATCAGCGGAACGCTTCCCGCCTCGCCCGCCGCGAATGTCGCCCGGCTGAGGCTCAGCCGATCTTCCGCGAACCGCACCGGCACATGGAAATGGAAGCTCGCCCGCACCTGCACGCCCACCGCAGGCGCGACCTCGAACAGCACCGCTCCTTTGTCGCCGATCGTCCAGCCGCTCACCCGCTCCGCCCCGCCGACGAACAACCTCACGCTGCCCGTCACCGGTCGCGTGATCCGGCGGACTTGCGATCCATAGCGTTTGACGAGCTCGAACTCCGTCCTGACGCCGTCGCCGCTCCCGAGCAGCTGCTGCGCCGCCTCATTGTCGAACGGATCCTCGAACCGGAACCCGACCGCCGCGCCCCTGCGCGCCCGGAAGAAATCCAGCAGCAGCGTCATCTCGGCCTCGCCGCGCACGCCTGGGCCCGCGTCGAAGCGAAGCCGCGCGTCCGCCCAGTTGCTGTTGCGCTGCTCCGCCCCGCTTCCCGTCGTCACGACATCCGTCGAGAAGGCCGGCTCGACGCTCGCCTCGCGCCCCAGCGAAATCGGGAACAGCACGTCCTCGAATGCCTCCACCTCCTCGTCTCCTCCCCACCAGGTGAACCCGTCGCGCATCACCTGCGGCAGCGCCCACACGAACACCGAGCCGGTCCCGCGCCCAAAAGCCGCTTGCGCGGCCGCGGCGATCGCCTGCCATTGATCCCGATCCTCAGGGCGCAGCACGAACCCGGCGAAATAATGCTGCTCGGCAATCGGGTTGCCGAGCCGCTCCGCCATCGCCGCGACCGCGCCCGCAGTCGCGCCGCCGCGCCCGCTAGTCACCCAGTCATAATCTTCGAGCTGCAGCACATCGAAGGTGGGCGCCGCCCAGCCCACCGGCACATTGGCCCGCTTGACCTCCGCTCCGTCCAGAACCGTCGGCAGAAAGACGAGCAGCAACGTCTCGGCGCCCGGCGCCTCGGCCTTCACCGCGCCGCACAGCGCCGCCGTCGAGCTCGCCAGCAGCGCTCCCGCCGCGTCCAGCGTCGCCTTTTGCGCATCGCTCAACGCACCCCGCACATCGCCGATGCTCACCGGAGCGAACGCCGCCTTTGCAGCATCATCGTACAGGCAAATGCGGCCATCCCCCTTCACCCACCACCAGGGCTCGCCAACCTGGAACCGCACCGCCAGCCCCGCATCCCGCGCGATCGCCACGAACTGGCGCGCTACGGCCTGAAGATAGCCCATCGCCTCCGCATCGGCCGGCGAGAGCAAGGCCGAAGACGGAACCCAGCCGGTCAGCGCCGGTGTGCCATCCTCCGCCCTCTGCTTCCATGCCTCCGGGCAATGCGCGTCCAGCAACTCGTAACTCAGCGACAGGATCAGCCCCAGCCCATACACTTTCGCACGCGCCGCGAAGTCCCGATGCCAGGCCGCGCAAGGCCCGTTCAGCGCGCCGCCATCCAGCGTCGCCTTCCCTTCCGCCCCGAGTCGGAAGTAGTGGCTCATCCCGACATAATGATTGATCGCGCCGCGATAGCCGAGCCACACGATGTTGCGCAGCACCCGCTCCGGCGTCAGGTGATACAGGTCGTCATATCCCGTCGCCATCTGCAGCCGATGCTCAGGGATCATCCCGTCCCCGATCGCCAGCACCGATCCCGCCCCGTCGCAGGATATCTCGCTCAGCTCCGCCCAGCCCTCCGCCGGCACGGCCAACGCCGCATCCATCCCGTCGAAGTCGGGCGCCACCAGCGAGATGAACATCCGGTCCACATCGCCCGCCCACACCGGATCGGCCTCGCCCGGCAGCAGGAACCCGCCGTCTATCGCCGCAAAGTCGAGCTCGACCCGCGCATCCTCCGGCGTCCCCTCCGCATAGTTCCATAACCGCACATACCAGGCCTGCGGCGCCCCCGACGCGCCCCGACCTTCGATCGTCAGCGTCGGCCCATGCAGCGCATCGAGCGGCTTCACGCCGCCCGACCGCCAGCGAAACCGCAACCGACACTCGCGAAAGTCCCGGCTGGTCCCGTATCTCAGCAGCGGATGATCATGCCGGTCCTCCGCGTCCCAGATCAGCCCGGCGAGGTCGCTCCGGCGGTAGAAGACAGCATCCACCCGCATCGCATGCGGCCCGGTGGTCGTCACGGAAGCCATCGTCCGCCGCGGAAAGTTCACCGACCAGTAGCGGGGATCGAACCGCTTCAAATGCCCGAACACCTTCGCCGCTCCAGGCGGCGCAAGCCAATATGGCATAGATCCTCCTAAGCCCCTCTCCCTTGACGGGAGAGGGTTGCGCAGCCTTGGCGAGCCTTTTCGGCGAGCTTAGGCGAAGCTGGGAGAGGGTGAGCGCGCCACGGGCGCGCACTTTAGTCCACCCTCAGTAGAGCCGCCTTCACCGCCCGAGCCACCTGCCGACTCGATTGCGCTAGGGCCTGCGGCTCACCGCCGGGCGTATTCACCATGATGCTCACCCGCACCTCTCGCCCGCCGCCCCCCGCACCCGTCGCCTCGACCCGCCCGCTCGCCGTCGGCACGAACAGCTCCGGGCCACGCTCGCCGATCATGTAAGCCCGCCCCGGCGCCACCGGTCCGCCGGTCGCCCGCCCGGGCGCCCCCATGAACGCTCCTACGAAAGCCGAAGCGATCCCGGCCAGCCCGCCCGCCCCGGCCCCGCCGGTCGCCGCTCCGATGCCCGTCCGGATCGCCGCCGCCGCGATCTCCGCCATCGCCGACAGCGCCACCCGCTTGAGGTCCTCAAACCCGAACGATCCCGTCCGCACCGCCTTCAGCAACGCGCCTTCGATCGCCCGCCCCGCCCGCTCCGCGCCGGCCGCGAAGGGCCCGTCCAGCAAGCCCCGCATTTCGGCGACATCGCGCGCAAAGCCGGCCGTGTCCGCCCGCACCGACACGAGCAGCCGCTCAACCTCTTCTTCCACGCCACCCCCTTCAGTCCGGGAACATCTCGCTCAGCCGCCGGAGTTCATCACCCGAAACGCCGTCAGGCTCGCTGCTCATTGCGCCCAGCACGCCCGCCAGCTCCGCCGGCGTCGCCGCCCAGAACTCCCCCGGCCGCCACCCGAGCAACAGCCCGCTCAAACCAGCCAATCGAGACGCAGCGTCCCTGAAAAGCCTCTCTCCCCTTGCGGGAGAGAGGTTGGAGAGAGGGGGTCGGAGCGGCCAGCTCGATGCTGGCTGATCCGAACAATCAGCACTCACCGCCCCTGCAGGACCTGGCTCAGCAGCACCCGCAACACAGGCGTCACCCCCGCCGGCCCCTTCTCCACGATCGCCGCTCCGATCCGCTCGCGCGGCACCGCGCCGTCGCGCTGGCAATGCCAGAACAAGGCCGCGATCTCGGCGACCCTGAGCCCGCCCGCCGCCGCCCGCTCCACGAGCGCGAACAGCGGCCCAAGCTCCTCCTCCGCCGCCACCAGCGCCTCGAAGCTCGGCCGCAGCACCACGCTCGCCCCGTCCACCAGCAATGAAGCCTCACCGCGCGCCGGGTTGGCTCGCCCCTGAGCCGAAGTACCACTTTGGCTCATAAGCTCGTCACCTGCCCCGAGCTCTCGAGGCTCAGCGCATAATTGCGCTCGCCATTATAATCGCCCGAATAATCCAGCCGCGTAACCAGGAAGCGCCCCCGCATCCGCTCGCCGCTCTCGAAGCTCAGCTCATAATCGTCGATCGCGCCCGCCAGCGCGTTGGTCTTGATCCGCGCCTCCGCGGACGATCCCGTGAAGATCCCGCTCGCCGCCACCGACACGGACCTGATCCCCGCGCCCGACAAGAGTTCGCGCCACCCGCCCGAATCCTTGCTGGTCACGTTCACCGCCTCGCCGTTCACCGACAGCTGCGTGGTCCGCATCCCCGCCACCGTCGCATAGACGAGCGGGCTTGCCCCGTTCCCGATCTTGAGCAGGAACGCGCTCCCCTTCTCCGCCGCCATTGCTCATCTCCTCGTTCAGCGCCGCAGCATGCGCGCGCGGTATTCGATCACGGCAGTCCAGCCGGTCCCGTCCGGCACGATCCGACTGCGCAGCAGCCCCAGGCTGACGATGATCCAATCGGGCAGCTCCCGCCCGAGCCCCTCCAGCCCAGCGGCCGCCTCGCTCGCCAGCTCCCGCAGACGAGCCGCGCGCTCACCCCCATCCCGCAGGACGAAGGCGAACCGCACCTCGCGACCAGCGCCGCTCTTGTGCCCCCAGTCGGTCTCCACTCCCCCGTCCACGACAGCATGGGGGAATGCCGCGCGCCTTGGGGCTCCCTCATAGACGGCCCCGATCCCCGGCACCGCCTTCAGCATCGTTGCCGCTGCCGCCTGCAGCGCCTCGCCCGCTCCCATCCGCCTCATCCCCATCACCTGATCCTCGCCAGGAGCCATCGCAGCCCGGGCTCCAGCGCGAACCGCGCGCCTATGCCTCTGCCCGACAGGCGCAGTCCGTCCCCCGTCACCTCGACCTGAACGCCGCGCGGCAGCTCGTCCTTGACCCGCTCGGCCAGGGCCGCGCTGAGCGCCCCTGCCCGTTTCCTGCCCGCCCGCTCCGCGCGGTCGGCTAAGCGCTCGAACATGATTACCCCCTCGTTTGCGTCAGCTGAGCCGAAGCTTGCGCCAGGGGCGCCAGAGCGCGGTCACCGCGGCGGGCGGACCCGCCTCGTCCGGGCGATCCCGCTGCGCGTAGAGGTGCGCGGCTAGCCTGACGATCCCGTGCCGCAGCGCTTCGGGCAGCTCCGCCCAGCTCGAAGCGAGCCCGGCCTCATAACGCACGCGTACCCGGCCGGATCGAATTGCGCCGGTCAACCGCACCCAGCCCTCGCCCGCGGCGTCGATGTCGATCAGGTAGCCGCCGGCTTCCAGCGGGGTCGCAACACCGTCCGGCCCAAGCAGATCGACGCCCACTATCGCCTGCACCGGACACGCCTCCAGCCGCGTCCAGGCCGATGACGCGCCCAGCACTTCCGTGAAGTCGCGCCGCAGCAGCGCCCGGCCGGTGAACTGCTCGCACAAGGCCGCCGCGCTGCCGAGCAAGCCGCCGGCAAGCGCGTCCTCGTCGCCATTTTCAATCCTGAGGCTGGTCTTCACCTCGTCGACCGCGTCCGGCCCGATCCCGATCGGCTGCGCGCTCAACACGCGTCACCTCCCGCGGCCCAAGCCGCGCGCTCCTGCCCATCCATTCATATTCTCCTTGGTGCCAGTGGCTCAGAAGGCCCGGCAGCGCATCTCGCTTCCGGCCTTGACGAAGGCGGTGTTCGCGCTGGCTGACTCCGAAGCCATCTGCAGGGCGATCGCGCCCGGCGCAGCGCCCGAGCGGCCCCGGACGACGATCCGGGCCAGCCAGGGCGTGTTTGCAACGGGCAGGTAGTCGCCGGCCATCTGGAGCGTCGCCGCGGCGGCCAGGAAGGTTCCCGCCGACTGCTTGAAGGCCGTACCGCTTATGCTCGGATGCACGATCTCCATCGCTCCGTAGGCCTGACCCGCGCCGATGCTCACCCCTGGCCGGGGCAGGATCGAGGCGGTGCTGGTCCAGAGCAGCAGCTCGCCTTCAACCACGAAGCTGCTCGAGGGCGGCGGCGTCCAGCTGAACGACACCGTTCCGTCGGCGATGGTGACGAACGAGGTGGTCGGGTTGGTGTAATCCGATCCGAGCACGTATCGCGTCCAAGGGTCCGCCGTATCGCTCTGCCTGGCATAGGCCTGGTAAGCCGATCCGCTCAGCGCCATGGCGATCCGCTGCTCGTCCGAGATCAGGTACAGCTGCCCCGCCTTGAGCCCATTCCCAGCCGCAAGCGCGTCGAGCGCCGCCCGGCTGCCCCGCTTGTGCTGCACGTTCGGCATTCCCGCCCCCTAACCTGCTCTTTTCAAGGAACTCAGAATGTGCCGCAGTCGACATCGCCGACAGCGAGCGTGACGAAGCCGTTCCCCGCATCCTTGCTCATCAGCATCGACGCATTCATGCGCAGCACGCCGTTGGTGCCGTCAGTCCCGAACAGGTATCCCGACGTCCCGCCGGCCACCGCCGCCACCTTCTCGTCCGACGCTCCCGCCGGAATGTTCAGCGCCGTCTTGAACGCGTCGAAGGTGATCTTCTTCTCCTTCTGCGCGGCCGCCTCCGACGCGTCGTGGAGGATGAGAAGGTCGGCCGCCCCGTCCACCGCTCCCAAGGTCGCCAGATCGTCGATCGCCGGCACGATCGGCAGCTTCGCCGCCGCACCGGTCGCGACGTGCAGCGTCCCCCGATCTGTCGTCACCATCGGCTCGCCCGCCAGCATGCCGCTCACCGGCAGATTGGCCTTGAGCCCCCGCTTCAATTGCAGTCTTGGCATGTCTTCATCCTCCCAAGTGAACTCCGCTCATCCTGAGGAGCCGCTGAGCGAAGTCGAAGCGGCGTCTCGAAGGATCAGTTGAATGTCCCGCCGTCGATCACCGTGCCCTCGGGATCGCCCGGCGGCCCAGGCGGACCGGGCGGCCCGACGATCGCCGCGATCGGGCCCGGCCCGGGGTCCCCGGCCAGCACCAGCGTCCCACCGGGGCCCCGCCACCGCGTCACGATCGGCGGCCGCGGCTTTCGCCAGCGCAGCCGCATCACGACCCGCTCACCGGCTCGATGATCCGCAGGCTGATCGCATCGGTGATCACCACCCCGCTCCCGATCTCCATCCGCGCATCGGCCCGGTACAGCCCGGGCTTCAGCGCGGCGGACTGCGCAGCCCCAATCGTGAGTGTCCAGCCGCCCGGATCCTCTCCCGCCGCCGCCCGCGCACTCACCTCGAATGCAGTCCCAAGCCCTGAAGACACGACCGAGCCACCCGGCCCCACCACCTTCAGCTTGGCCGTCACGGAGGTCACCCCGGCGACCCCACCCTCCACCGCATCCAGGGCGAGCGAGATCGTTTCGCCCCGAGCAAACTCAAACGGCACCATGAGAGGCTCCCAAAAAGCCTCTCTCCCCTCGCGGGAGAGAGGTTGGAGAGAGGGGGTCGCCCGAGCAGGCTCGATGCCTGCTCGGGCGAGTGATCAAGCGCTGAACTTCATCAGCTTGATCGCCTCGCTATTCGCCACCTGCCCCCCAACCCGCTTGGTCGCGTAGAAATGCACGAACGGCTTGTGCGTGAACGGATCGCGCAGGATCTGCGTCTCCGTCCGCTCCGCGATCAGATAGCCCGCCCGGAAATTGCCGAACGCGATCGACAGCGAATCCGCCGCCACATCCGGCATGTCCTCCGCCTCCACCACCGGATAGCCGAGCAACGTGTCCGGCTGGTTCGCCACCAGCCCCGGCTGCCACAGGAACGCCCCGTCGCTGGTCTTGAACTTGCGAATCCGCGCCGCCGTCGCCGAGTTCATCACGAACACCGCCCCCTGCCGGTAAGGCGGCCGCAATGCCTGGACGAGATCGATCAGCCGGTCCTGCGGATTGTTAGCCGCGAAGCCGCCGGCTGCGCCGCTGGTCAGGAACTGCACAGTCCCGAACGGCCGCGTCGCATCCCCCAGCGCCGAGGTCGGGCTGCTGAGGAACCCCTTGGGCTTGTTCACCCCGTCCCCGCCGACGAACGCCGCCCCCTCAGCCCGCGCGAACTCGGTCGCGATCTCGCTCGCCAGCCACGCCTCGACGTCGAACGCCGCATCGTCCAGCATAGCCTGGCTCGCCGCCGGATTGGCGTAAAGCTCCCCGAACGGCGGTGCGATCTCGACGAAGCTCGGCGTCGCCGTTTCCGGCCTTGCCGCCACTTCCGACACCCAGCCCGAAGGCGTGCCGCCCGTCGTCACCAGCTTGCGGTACCCGGCCGATCCCACCTTCACCACATTGGCGATCGCCCGAATGGGAGAGATCGCCGTCAGCGCCTTGTCGATCGCCGCGTCGATCTCCTCCGGCACGGCGTAGCCGCCCGCCGCGTCTGACGTCCCCACCATCGCCTTGAGCTCGACGCCGGCTTCCAGCCCCTTGCGCAAATAACCGTCGACGAACGCCGAACTCTCCGCCTTCGCCCCGCTCAGCACCGGCCGCACCACCGGTGCCTCGATCCTCCCCTTCAGCGCCGCCACCTCCTCCCGAAGCGCCGCCACCTCGTCCGTCTCCCGCTCGATCGCCTCGAACGAAGCCTCCAGCGCATCCGCCTTCACTCCAACCATGCCCATCTCTCCCGCTCTCAGCCAATAAATCGTCATCCCCGCGAAAGCGGGGACCCAGCTTTTTCTTCTTCGAAAACTGACCTATGCCGCCCCCATGCAGCTCGCCCGCGACGGCGCCGAACACATCCGCGCCGCCCTTACCGAGCCCGAGCTCACCACCCTTGAATCCGCTCTGTCCGAACTGCCGCCGAACCGCCCAGGCACACGCATCGCCGACGACCCGGTTCTCTCAGCCCTGCTCGCTCCCGAAGGCCCGATCGGCCGTCACGCAGCCCGTCATCTCGGCCCTGCCGCCCGCCCCGTCCGCACGCTCCGGTTCAACAAGACCGCCGACCGGAACTGGTCGCTTCCCTGGCACCAGGACCGCACGATCGCCGTCCGCGCCCGCATCGACATGCCCGGTTTTGCCAACTGGACCGTCAAGTCCGGCATCCGGCACGTCGAGCCACCGATCGCGCTGCTCGAACGCATGCTCACGCTGCGCCTTCATCTCGACGATACCGGAGCCGACAACGCCCCGCTCCTGATCAGCCCCGGTACCCACCGCCTCGGCCGCATCCCCGAGCCGCAGATCGCGTCGGTCGTCGCCCGGCACGGCGCCCATTCCTGCCTCGCCGCCCGCGGCGATGCCTGGGCTTACGCCACCCCGATCCTCCACGCCTCGGAAACGGCCTGCGCACCGAAAAGCCGCCGCGTCCTCCACATCGACTATGCCGCCGAAGCACTGCCGAACGGGCTTGAATGGCTCTAATCTCGTCATCCCGGACCTGATCCGGATCAGGCTTCTTCCTTTTCCGATTGCCGAGCTTGCTTGGCCCGATGCAGCCCAACCGCTACTTGCGGCAGAGTCTGTCCTTTGCTGCTTGCTTCAGCCGATCATCGCGCCGGCGGTTTACCAGCGCCTGTCTTCTGATCGGTCGGCACCCACCTCGGGGGCTCGATCTGCTGTCCGACATCGCCCGTGAACTCGATGCGGTCCGGCCAGCGCCGCCAGATGCGCGTGTAAAGCTCCACGAACGGCACTCGCCAGCTTGTGCCCGCTTGAGGCTGGTACACGCCGAAGCTCACCTCCCGGAACTCAGGCGAGCCTTGCACGAGGATGTTCGTGCCGGGTTCCTGGCACATGCTAATTTGAAACCACTGGAAGCTCTCGTCCGGACGCACGTCAGAAATAATCGACCAGCCCTTCTCGCGGCCGAATGCTTCCACTTCCTGAGCCACTGCTCGCCATTCCTCGGTGCCGACCATCAGATTAAAGCTAGCCTCTTGGCCGATCGATCGCCGCCCATCCCGCAAGGTGTTGTGGCAGGAGCGATCTTTGGTCACCTCCGGAATGGCGACCGCCGCTCCAACCGTAGCAATCGCAGCAACCGTGAGTGCGGCAGGTTTCCAAGACGGCTTCGTTGGAGCCACCTGCTCCTCGGCAACTGTTGGCACTCCTGCTCGTCCGACGAAGCGCAAGAAGAACAGACCTGCAGCGCTACCAGCGCCCCCGAAAAGTCCTACCAGTGACAGATTCTGAAACCAGCCAAACCAAGTGTAGCTGCCGTCCATAACTGTCGCCACACCGTCAATTGAAGCGCTGTCCGGCGGCCCCGAAAGCATCACTAACGCCGGTATGGCGGCTCCGGCAAAGAACCCAGTTGCTGCGGCCGTGCGCCAGTTGGCTTCGCCTCGTGACCGAATCAGGAAATAAATCGGCAAACCGAGCAGCGCGCCGATAAGCAACACGATCACGAAAGCTGGAGTGAAAAACCGAACGTCGCCGAATGCAAACGTAAGCAAAGCCGCCGCCCCGGAAGCAAGAATAAGGCTCGATCCAACGACAAGCATTGACCGTAGCAGGGGTAAGCTCCGCATGTTCACACGACCATATGCACTCGCGCCTTTGGCTGCATCGGAAAAGTCACCAAACTGACCTCCACCAGCTCCAGCTCGACCAGCTCCCGCGGCCCCGCCCCCTTCGCCTCCCGCACCCGGTATCCGAAACTCAGCCCCGACACCGCGCCCGCCTCCAGCAAAGCCGCCGCCTTCGCATCCGCCACGCGCCCGATCACCCGCAGCCCGCGCCGATCTTCCCGCAGATACTCCACCCGCCCGATCGGCCGCCCCGCCTGGTGCTGCCACAACAAAGGCACCGCCCCGGCGCCGCGCTTCAGCGCCCCCGCAAACGCCCCCGCCCGCACCACATCGCCGCCGCGATCGACCCGGTCGAACACCGCCGCATAGCCGGCGAACCTCACTTCAGCACCAGCCCGGTCAGCCCCAGCTTCACCGCCATGCCGACCAGCAACGCCGCCAGCCCGATCCTCACCACCCACGTCACCACCGCCTGCCAGGCCGATCGCTTCGCGTCTCGCCACGCCTGCAGGAGCTCGCGCAATTCATCCATGTCCCGCCGCGCGCCCGGCCCGGCCAGTCCCAGCGCGCCCATCGCCCGCTCCGCCCCCGCCTCGCTCGCCTCCTCGGCGAGCGCCCGCAAGGTGACGAGGTCCGCCCCCTGTTCCTCCGCTTGGCGCATCAGCCGCGCCAGCATTCCCGCTTTGTCCATCAGCCCTCTCCCAACGACCCGCGCACGCCAAACGGAGCCGCCGAGCTGCCGCACGCATGCTTAGGCAGCGGCAACTCGGTCGGGTTCGCCCCAGTCTCGATCTGTCACTAGTCCGGGCGGCGCACACGGCCCGCTCGCCGCCAGAGCCGCAATGGTCTGGCTGCCGGGTCCCTCGGGTAGAACACCGGCTGAACCTGTTCTTCAGCTCCGGCTCGTCGCAGGCACCTGGCCCCGCGCAGCCGATCTTATTGCGACGATCCCGCTGGCGCCGGCGGCGCTATACCGCGATCATTCTCTTGCATCATCCGCGCGTTGTTCGCGCGACGGTCGCGCCACTGCCGCTCCGTCATGCAGACCTTCTCGAATCTTACGCGCGAGCCCGTGATCGCCTTTTTCTGGCAGATCATTTTCTCGTCGGCTGGCACTGTGGCCTCCGGAGCTGCCTGTGCCGCCGCAAGCATCGCCAGAACCGTCAAGGTGATCATCGTCGCTTCCCATACAGTGAACCGGTATTCCCGCATAACACAGTTCGCAGATGGCAGGCGAGGGCTGTCCGCGTCCCACTTACTCACGCGTCTCGAACCCAAGCATCTCCCGCTTCTCGGTTCGCGTCAGAAAATCCGCCCCGCTCACCTGTGCCCACAGCCGCTCGCGATCCTCGCTGAGCGCCGTCACCTGATCGACATCGACGCGCAGCCGCAGCCCCGGCCACCACGCGCTCAGCCCCTCCGCCAGCCCCGCCGAAATTCGCTCCGCCATCGGCAGCACGGTCAGCCGCCACAAAGCCCGGTTCGCCTCGCGATAGTTCGCGTAGGTGCTGTCACCCGGCAGTCCGAGCAGCATCGGCGGCACCCCAAAAGCCAGCGCGATCTCCCGCGCCGCCGCCGCTTTCAGCCCCACGAAATCCATCTCCGCCGGCGACAGGCTCATCGCCTGCCAGCGCATGCCGCCGTCGAGCAGCAGTGGGCGCCCGGCATTGGCCGCGCCCTGCAGGCTCGCCTCCATCTCGCTTTTCAGCCGCTCATATTGATCGCTCGACAGCACCGACCCATCGCCCGGCTGGTAGCTCAACGCCCCGCTCGGCCGCGCCGCATTGTCGAGCAGCGCCTTGTTCCAGCGCGTCGCCTGGTTGTGGATCGCCACCGCCCCCGCCGCCGCGCCCAGGCACCCCAACCCGTAATGATCGTCGAGCGGATGCAGCGCCCGCAAATGCACCAGCCCGGGCCGACCCAGCCCGTCCCGCACCGGAACGCGCAGCTTCGCCTCACCCACCTTGTACAGGTAAGCCGCGGGCCACCCGCTCGCGTCCGCCTCCACCTTCACCCGCTCCGGCCGAAGCGGAAACAGCTGCGCCAGCCGCCCCTCGCCATCCTGCAGGCACTGCACAAACGCATTGCCATGCAACAGCAGCTGCGCCGCCACCGTCTCAAGAAGCTGCGCCCCTAAGATCCTCCCCGGGACGGGGAGGGGGACCGCCGCCAAAGGCGGTGGTGGAGGGGGCCCGGAGCCCGCGCTATCCTCGGCATAAACCGAAACCGAAGCCACCCCCTCCGCCACCAGCCGCACCGCCCGCTGCGCCACCGGATTGCCCAGGAAAGCATCCCGCACCTGCGCCTCGTAGCTCCGCGGCCACCCAGCCTCCGCCGCCGCCGGCCAACTCCCCAGCCCAAGCCCGCGCAACAAGGCCGGCCGGGGCGCCGCCCCAGCCTTTCGTCCCCACCATTTCAT